CTACTGCCAAACCAGCGATCGCTACTACTCTCTGAGGAATTGAAAGAACATCTTATATTGCTGAAGCCGTCCGTGTGGTCATCCGTTCAAGACGCGCTGGGGTGGTTACTCCAAGTAGCAGCAGCAGCAGGAACAACGCTATCAGCTGCATTAATGCAGTTGATAACAGGCGTGCGCTCTCCGTCGGCTAAGGCAATGATGAGGGCAGAGATTTTGACCATCGCTGCTGAGCGTGCCTATGACCGGGTGCTGAAACACTGCATGAGCTTCGCAGACAAGGCGATCGCCCTGCTAACTCAAGGTTTGATTCAAAACCAGGGAGTAAAACGTGTGGCCACGAGCATTCGTCAGCAGCTAGGAATCTTGAAACGTAAGCTGACGGCATTGGTCAGCAATGAAGCAATGGTGATGCTAAACCAGGCTGCTCAACATAACTATCGCGCGAGCGAGATTGAATATTTCATGTCGATTTCGGTCGGCGATAGCTCCGTCTGCCCGGTCTGTGTGGCGCGTAACCTACAGGTCTACCGAATAGATGAAGCTAGCCTGCCCTGGCATGTGCTCTGCCGCTGCTACGAACTGCCTTGGTCGCCAGAGTGGGAGAAGAACGGATTAATTGATCGTGAGTGGTTAGAGGGGCTATATGCTGAGACACTGGCTGCACTGGCGGCAACCGGGCGCAAATTAGACAACGGCCTGACAGCTTCTGAAATTGCCATCGGTGCGGCGATAGCTCCGGTCTGGACACTGAAGCATGGCTATATTATTAAGGCTGTTACCGCATAGAAATCGCAACTGTGGTGGATCATATTCTTCCTAGAGAACAACCTTCAGCCTGCTACGGATGCTGCTATTACCATGGGAAAACCTATTTTGGAAAGGATTAGGCAGATCGACCCAGACGAAAGACTAGCTATCGCGGCGATCGTTGCTGAGCGGTTCTTGTTAGATCTTTTTGAGGTAGATCACAAGTTAGTGATCTTCTGTGGGCGTCATTCAATCACCCCCCGCGAATTCAGCGATCGCGTGGCAGAGGGATTAATCGTTTGGCATCGTACTCTGAGAGCGTTCGTCTACAGGGAAGCGGACGTGAGCGCTACTCGCACCGCACCCCCTGACCTCATCACGCAGGGCATATGCAACGGCTGCACAAACTATCACGGGCAAACTTACCGGGGCGAGGCTGGGTCTAACTGGTTTTGCTGTGCAATTCACCCAACCGGACCAGCTCCTGAAGGGTGTGGCGATCGCCTCGTTGAGCAAGCGGTCGATCATCAAGCAGAAATCAGGAAGCAAATTGAGGCATCTGGGATGATGGGGTACGCCGCCTTCATGCTCGGCATCACTAGAGAAGAAGTGACAGCTCGTTTCCTGGGTAGCTTTGTAGACGATAAAGAGCTATCAGACGCGATCGCAGGCTGGCAAGAAATGTGTAGGAATCCTGAAAGCGACGTTACAGAAGCTCAATGAGCTGCCCAATGGGATGACCTTAGAAGAAGCCTTACTCAAGATTGCTGAATTGGAAGGGCGTGAAACTACGCTACAAGCCGAAAAAACTGGCCTGCAAGATGAAAAAACTGCCCTGCTCCGCAAACGAGATGAACTGCTAGGGAAACTGACAAAGTTCAAGCAGTTTGAATCACATGCAGACGTTGACATCGAGGCGCTGCTAAAAACGAAAGAGCTTTATGACTCACAAGATACTGAGCTGAAAGCCACGTATGAAGCCGCCTACACTGCCGATAAAGAGCGGTTAGAAAAGCGTCTAGAGACTCGAATCGGTGCTCTCGAACAAGAACGGCAAAGGGAAGCATCGGAACGGTTGACTGAAAAAGCTCAGCTTCTAGCCGAACGCACCCGGTCTCTCGTTATCACTGAACTATCCAAAGTAGAACATGGGGTGTTCAACAGTGAGCAACTGTATAGGCTGATCGGCGATCGCGTGCGACTAGATGACGCGGGCAAACCAGTGGTCGGCGATGAATACAAAGTGCTGACCTTGCCCGACTACCTCAAAGAGCTAAAAGCTGACCTTGACTATCAGAACCAATTTCGAGCAAGTGGAGTGACAGGCTCTGGGGGCATGGCCAGTAACGTTACGCCTGGGACTAGCGCTGTGAATCCTTGGAAGGCAGAGACTTGGAACTTGACCCAACAGGGCAAAGTCTACCGCGACAGTCCAGCGCTGGCCACTTCACTTAAAGTAGCAGCCGGGATAAAGTAAATTCAACTCTTCGTTGATCCAAGCCGTCCAAATGGGCGGCTTTTTTTGCGTGGGAACCATCGGGCAACAAACGTAATGCGTTCGCCCGATGGTAATGCCGGGGGTGGTAACTGAACCTCATCGCCTAATAAAACAATGCCTGTAACAAAACTTGCTGATATCTTGATTCCCGAGATCTGGATTCCTTACATGATCGAGCGGACGAAAGCTCTATCTATCCTCTTCTCATCTGGGATTTTGGATCAAAGTGAAAAATACGATGAACTCGCTGCCGGTGGTGGGGCTACGGTACAAATGCCGTTCTTCCAAGACTTGACGGGTGAATCTGAAGTATTGAACGATAACGGTAGTTTGACAGTAAACAAGATTGGTGCCACGAAAGATATTGCCTACATCCACCACCGGGGTAAAGCCTGGGGCGCAAATGATTTGACTAAAGCGCTATCCGGTGACGACCCGATGGCGGCGATTGGCGATCTGGTTGCTGATTGGTGGTCGCGTGACTTCCAACGGTTTTTGCTGGCCAGTCTGGAGGGAGTCTTCAAAACTACACTCTCTACTACCCACGTCCTGGATGCGTCAATTGCAGACGGGAATGCTTCGACAGTGGTTAATAAAATCAGCTCTGACAATGTGATCTCGGCCTTCGACAAGTTGGGTGATGCGTCATCTGACTTAAGGGCGATCGCCATGCACAGCGCCCCTTATCACAATCTGCTGAAGCAAAACGTGATCGAATTTGAGCAACCATCTGAACAGGGTGAGGAAATCAGACGGTACTTAGGTCGTCGGGTCTTGGTGGATGACTCCCTACCTAAAGTAGCTGGTGGCACGAGCGGGTTCGTTTACACCTCTTACCTCTTCGGTGCCAGCGCCTTCGGCTACGGAGAGGGCACACCTGACATGCCCGTTGAGACTGACAGAGACTCCCTCGCTGGCGAATCGTACTTGATCAATCGCCGCGATTTCATCATGCACCCCAAGGGCGTTAAATACGTGGGCACTCCTGCTGGCGTTTCTCCAAGTAACACTGAACTGCGAGTTGGTGCAAGCTGGAGCCGCGCCTATGAAGTGAAGAACATTCCGATCGTCGCGCTGCTCACAAACGGGTAAAGACCATGGGACTAACTGGATTCAATCGAGCACGCAGACAAGCAGCTGAGCTGGCACAGGTGCCTGTTGATGGGATGTCGTACGATACGGCGATCGCCATTTTGACTCAGCCGCTTCTCAATCCACCACCACCACCAGCACTGGAGCCACCAGCGCTGGAAGATGGGGAACCAACAGTACCGGAACTACCAGTAGTGCCGGAACCAGCTAAGCCGCCTGCCCGCAAAACGACCAAGAAAACTGTCGAATAGGTGACCCATGCCCTTCGCTGCTCAAACACTAGACAACGTAATGGGTATGCTGCACCTGCCCTTAACCCGCTTCTATATAGAAGCGGTGCAGGATGCGCTTAACCATGCTGAGGTCTATGGCGGCGTGATGGCGATCGCCCGGATTGAAGCGCTGATCGTTGACTACAAAGCCAACAAACTAGCACTCAAAGACGGCGCTGGAAACTCCGGCCTGATTCAAGCAGGGCCGTTGAAATGGGCAACCGGCTCTCGCAACTCAGGGTTTCACTCAGAGAATGCGGAATTGATAAACGAGCTGGCTAGCAGCTTAAACCTGACAAACCTACTCACATCCCGTCAACGGGGAAAGGTGCGACTGAGACGATGAAAATTAAATTCAACTTGAAAGCAGTCCTACTGCAAGTGCTCAAGAGCGTTGGGCTAGCATTGATCGAAGAAAAAATGAACGAAAAGGAGAAGCAAAATTAAAGATGCCTGAGACTTCCCCGTTCGCCCCATTTGTCAATTTCACAGCTACCTTCACGGTGGCCGGGGATGCGCTGGTGCAAGACGAGCGGGGAAACTTCAGACCGTCAACATTGCAGATTATAGTCACTGGAGTATTAGAACAAAAGCAACTATCGAAAGAGTTTCGGCGTCCCAAAGAGCAGCTGCGCCCTGGCGTTGACAGTCGAGCATTCTATCTAAAAGGGTTCTTGGTCAGCCCTAGACCGCTGCCGCCACGAATCACACCAGATTCACCGTGCCAAGCTGTCTTTAACAACATGCCTGGGGTCTTCGTGATGGATTTCACACCACGCAGTCCATATCTAGTGCAACTAGGAATTGATTTAGTCGATGAACTAAACGGATGGTTCCTGCCAGAGTCATATGTCCCGGCGGCCCCATGATTGACTATCTAAAAATCCGTGATGCCTTG